CAGCAAACACGTATGTCAACATATTATTATCAAATACAAATACAAGTATTGCAAGTAAGATTAGTTCTGCTAATGTAGCAATAACCACCAATGCTTCTAGTATCACCACAACACAAGATGATGTTGCATTGGACGATAAAGCACTCGTAAATCCAGATGGTTTTGTTACATTAAATATTGGTGGAACATCATATAAATTGCCTTACTTTAGTTAAATTATAAATAATGTAGTAAATATTAAATGGAGGTCGTAGTGACAGATAGTATTAAAGATGCGATTATTGCTTTACAGAATGGAGAATCAAGTCAGTTTAAAGCAGCTATTAGTGATTCAATAATGAATAAAGCAATGGGCGCAATCAACATTGAAAAAATTAGTGCTGGTCAAAAATTCTTTGATCAACCTGAAAATAATTCATACGACTCAGAGCAAGAGGATATGAGAGATGAAGAAGTTTAAAGACCTATTTGAAGAAATAGCTGCAGACCAAAAAATACCAAAGGGTCAGAAGAAACCAGAGAAATACTTGAAGCCAGTATCAAAAGGTGAACAAGAATTTGCTGATATGCATAAAGTAGATAAGAAAGACTATCCTCTCGGAAACGATGATATTTACACTGGCGACCATAAAGGTCCAAAGGAAGATTCTAATCAAGTAGGTGGTAAAACTAAAAAAGGCGAGCCAATCTTAAAGACGTATAAGTCTATGACTGGGGGAAAATCTTCAAAGCGTTCTGCCGATAAATCACAGGGTGATATGAAAGCAGTAATGCAAGGTTCTTCTAAAGTTTCAGAAGAAGTTGAATATATCGACGAAGCATTTAGTGCTGGTACTCTCAAACTGAAATCTGGTGAAACGGTAAAGGTTGATGAAGCTGCTGCTAAAGCTCTCAATGCTGCTATTGGCCAACTCAGTGGTGCAAACAAAAAGCGAATGGAAACTGAAGCTATGAAAGATAAGAAATCTTTGATGAGTATGGTTAAATTCGCTAAGTCTGCAATGTAAGGAATAAACCATGAAAATTAGACCTATCACAAATGCTGTCTCACTGAGTAGTGCAACGACTGTTAATGGAGCTACTGCAGTTCTTGTTCTCAATACTGGGACTACAGATCGAACAATAACTGTTGCTAATACAGTCTCTGCTGCAAGTGGTGGGGGACAATATGGTATACCTGCTGGCATTTCCTCATCAGCATCAGTTACTCTTGTTGGTGTTAAAGGTGCGACAATGATTATCAATAAAAAACCAACAGATACAATTAACGGTGGTAACGCAGAAGTTAAGGGCACTGGCATTGCTCAAAGCGGAGAATAACAAATGAAACTCATTACAGAGATACATGATCAAGAAATTCAGATCATCACCGAAGCAAAAGAAGACGGTGGTAAAAACTATTTCATTGAAGGTGTTTTCATGCAGGGAGATGTTAAGAACCGTAATGGTCGCATCTATCCTATGCAAACTCTCATAAAAGAAGTTGATCGTTATAATAAAGAATACGTTAAAGAAAACCGTGCTTATGGAGAACTTGGTCATCCACAAGGTCCGACAATCAATCTCGAACGTGTTTCGCATATGATTAAAGAACTCCATCAAGATGGTTCAAATATCATGGGCAGAGCTAAGATTATGTCTGAAACGCCTATGGGCAATATTGTTAAGAACCTCATGGATGAAGGTGCTAAACTTGGCGTATCTTCTCGTGGTATGGGTACTCTTCGCCAGAAAAATGGCGTCAATGAAGTTCAAGGCGATTTCCAACTAGCAACTGCTGCTGATATTGTTGCAGATCCTTCTGCTCCCAATGCTTTCGTTGAAGGTGTTATGGAAGGCGTAGAGTGGATACAAAATGTCAATGGTAGCTGGGTCTCGCAATATATTGAAGAGACACAAGAAGAGATACGTAGTGCGTCTAAAAAAGACCTACAAGAAGCAAAGTTTAGAGCATTTACAAAGTTTTTACAGAAACTCTAAAAGATAATTTTTTATAAATAATAATGAAATTGAAAACATAATTGAATATTTCAATAAGGAGATAACAAGATGTCCGAAGCACAAGTACAAGAAATCGATATGGAAGCTGAGGTTCTTGATACTGAAGATGAAAATCTTTTAGAGTTCAAGGCAAGTTTGGGCGACCAATCGGAAGTTCCGGAGCCAACTGCAAAGAAGGCTGACGAAAAGAAAAAAGGCAAAGGTGATGCTATGCCTAAGTTAAAGACAAAAGCTGGCATGATTAATGCTACTGTTCAAGCTATGTCTAAAATGAAAAAAACTGATCTACAAGCAACTTATGGTAAGATGTTTAGTGAAGATTCTGATCTTGAAGAAGTAGAAGTATTTGAAGGCGAAGATGCACCACGTGCTCTTACATCAATTACTGCTGCTGATATTGACATCTCAGAAGATGTTGATGCAATCTTTAATGGTTCTGATCTTACAGAAGATCATAAAGAAAAAATTCAAACAGTGTTTGAAGCTGCTGTAATTGCAAAAGTCAACGAAGAAATCGCAAAATTTGCCGTTGAAGTTGAGTCTGATGCAGAAGCAACGAATGTTGAGATTGTAGACGAACTTACTGAAAAAGTAGATTCCTATCTTGATTACGTTGTTCAAGAGTGGGTTGAAGAAAATAAACTTGCTATCGAAACTGGTGTTCGCGCCGACATGGTAGAAGATTTCCTTCATGGTCTAAAAGGTCTATTCACAGAACATTATGTTGATGTTCCTGAAGAGAAAGTCGATGTTGTTGAAGAACTTATTTCTAAAGTTGAAGAACTTGAGTCTAAGTTAGACAAACAAATTGATGAAAATGTTGAACTTTCCAGTCAAGTTAAAAGTGCTGTAAAAGAATCAGTTTTTTCAGAATCGACAGACGAACTTACTGATACGCAAGTTGAAAAACTTCGTGGTCTTGCAGAAGGTATTGAGTTTGACTCAGCAGAATTATTTGCTAAGAAAATTTCAATGCTCAAAGCTCAGTATTTTGATGTGATTGATGAAGCAGTTTCTACAGTCATTGTCGACGATGAGAATGATCCCGTTGCTCTTGAAGAAGAAAAAAATACAACTGGGCCCATGGCTAACTATATGAGTGCTATTTCAAGATCCGTTACAAAATAGATTTATTATAAATAATTAATGAAGATGATATTAATACCGTAAGGAGAGAATCTAATGTTTTTATCTGAAGAACTACAAAAGAAGTGGGCACCAGTAATCGAGCACCCCGATCTTGGAGAAATTAAAGATCCACATCGTCGTGCAGTTACCGCAACACTTCTTGAGAACCAAGAAATAGCTGCTCGCGAAGGCGCTGGCGGCACAGGTGGATACCAAGAGCCAACGCTATTGGGCGAAGCCGCACCAACTAACGCAACAGGCGGCAACATTGATAACTTTGATCCAGTACTTATTTCACTGGTTCGTCGTTCAATGCCAAATCTAATTGCATATGACGTTGCTGGCGTTCAGCCAATGACTGGTCCAACTGGACTTATCTTTGCAATGCGTCCACAGTACAAAGAACAAGGTGGTACTGAAGCACTTTATAACGAAGCTATTACATCGTTTGCTGCTTCTGCTAACAACGATGCTACGTTCTCTACTCGTACTCCTGGTCGTGACCAAACCCAAGCTGGTGCAACTGCACAGGCTGGTAGCGATCCAACCTCACGTGCTTCTGGTTCTGGCTACACAGTCACACCTGGTATGGCGACAGCTAGTGCTGAAGCTCTTGGCGATGCTGCTGGAAACCATTTCTCAGAAATGGCATTCTCAATCGAGAAGATTTCCGTAACTGCAGTTTCTCGTGCTCTTAAAGCTGAGTACACGATGGAATTGGCTCAAGACCTTAAAGCTATCCATGGTCTAGATGCTGAAACAGAATTAAGCAACATTCTTTCTGCTGAAATTCTTGCTGAGATCAACCGTGAAGTTGTTCGTACTATCAACTACACAGCTACTGCTGGTGCTCAAGAAAATACAACTACTGCTGGTACTTTCGACCTTGATGTCGATGCTAACGGTCGTTGGTCAGTTGAGCGTTTCAAAGGTTTAGTATTCCAAATCGAGCGTGAAGCAAATAAAATTGCTAAAGATACTCGCCGCGGAAAAGGCAACATCATGATTTGTGGTTCGGACGTTGCGTCTGCTCTTCAAATGGCTGGTGTTCTTGACTATACTCCTGCTCTTAGCGTAAACTTGAATGTTGATGACACAGGTAATACTTTTGCTGGTGTTCTTAACGGTCGTATGAAAGTCTATGTAGACCCATACTTCTCAAGTGCTTCTGGAAACCAGTATGCTACAATCGGTTACAAAGGCGCAAGTGCTTTTGATGCTGGTATGTTCTATTGCCCATATGTTCCATTGCAAATGGTTCGTGCAGTTGGTGAGCAGAGCTTCCAACCTAAAATTGGCTTTAAGACTCGTTACGGCATTGTTGCTAATCCATTCGCAACAACTGGTGCTAACGGTGTTATTTCTAGCCAACAGAAGAACATCTATTACCGCATTATGGCAATCGCCAACTTGATGTAATATATGTTTCAATAATAAGAAACTAAAATTAGAGGGTAGCCTTAAAAAGCTTCCCTCTTTTTTTGTCTTTTTCATCATTATAAATAATAGTGTTAGGGAATAGATTAACGAAGTGCATACTATGATAATGATAAGAAAAACAATCGTTACATTAGATTTGCTATACTACATGCCTGACTATGAAAATATAGTACAAACTTTCTTTTGGCAAACAAATGATGTAACTCCTGATTTTCCTAGAATAAACAAATTTTTAGATTACTGGGATGAGCATATAGAAGCAAAGATTGCAGAAGCTAACATAGCATATGTGTACCAAGATAAAGTACGGTATAAAAAAGCAGACTTTGAAGGAAAAATAGGAACATGGCACTAATACCAAAAATCGGAGTTAACGCTGGTGATCCACCAGTAACATCTGTTACGCAAAATGTAAACTTTTTATCGCCACTTGGTTTTAGATTCCTGCTGTCACGGACTCCAAACGTACAGTACTTCTGTCAGTCTGCAACATTACCAACAATCTCTATGCAAGAACTAATTCAACCAACACCTTTTACACAACTACCAAGACCTGGAGACAAGATTACATATGAACCCCTAACTCTTCGTTTTCGCATAGATGAGAATATGACTAACTATCTTGAAATTTTTAACTGGATAAAAGAACTTGCCAAACCAGAAAATTTTCAACAGTATGCTAAACACAATAATGTTTCTGATGGCAGCATATTAGTCCTTTCTTCTAACAACAATCCTAAGATTCGTATTGCTTTTGAAGATATGTTCCCACTATCGTTATCGCCACTAAATTTTGATGTGACACAAGCTGACGTTGAATATCTAGAAGCTGATGTTATGTTCCGTTATAAATTATTTACAGTAGAGCAGTTATTAATCACGTAAATCTATTGACATATTTTATAAAGTTGTTATAATAGGTATTGTACCTTATTGAACTTAATAATATTTAATTTAGATTAATCTATTGACTTAACTTAAACTATTAGTTATAATGAGTAATATTGATTTGGAGATATTATGAAACTTGAAGATATTATTAATATGTGGCAAGAAGATGTAAAGATTGATGAGACAGAGCTTTCTCGTGAAAGTATCAATACACCTATCTTACATGGTAAGTACTTAAAACATTTCTCAGAACAGAGACTCAAACTACGCAGTCTCAAACTCAAGCACAAACAACTTCATCAAAAACTATTGGATTATTATAGAGGTGATCTAAATAACCCAGAGGATCTTGCTGAGTTAGGCAGAGAACCTTATCCATTTAAGCGTTTGAAATCTGACATAAATTACTATGTAGATTCAGATAAAGATATGGTCGAGTTAAACGTAAAGATTGCATATCAATCAGAGCTAGTTGAAGTGCTTGAAGAAATAATGAAAAATATTAATATGCGTGGGTTTGTAATTAAGAATAGTATAGATTTTCTTAGATTCACAAATGGCAGCTAGGATTAAAACATGAGTATTAATCAATTAACAATGTTTAAATTGTGGGGTGATTTTGATGAAAATAATGATAATGGATGGAGTGAATATGAATTAAAAGTTATGAATGAAAATAGAGATGCAATGCGTCCTGTTGGATTTAAACAATCAGCCGAAAAAAAGGAAATAGACTCTATAATATAAAAGACAGTGAATGTCTAATAAAATGAATGAAGTATCACCCACAGTTTCTAATAGATAATAGCGTGGAACATAGTAAGTTGATTATTAAAAAAGTGAATGAAGTTTACATGAAGATAGAATCGGAAGCAGTTATCCGACAAGAACTCAATGACTTCTTTTCCTTTGCAGTCCCTGGTGCTAAATTTATGCCGGCATATAAATCGAGAATGTGGGATGGTAAGGTAAGATTGTTTGATGCCATGACCAAACACTTATATCTTGGTCTTCTTCCTTATGTAGAACACTTTGCATCTGAGCGCGAATATACTATTGAAGCGAGTGAAGAAATACATTCTCAAGAAAATTATTCATTAGACGAAGGTAAAAAGTTTATTGAAAAATTACAACTCAAACTTACACCACGTGACTACCAAATAGATTCGTTTGTTTATTGCATTCGTAATAATCGTTCAGTAATCGTATCTCCCACTGCTTCTGGTAAGTCGTTAATTATATACTTGCTTGTACAATATTATCAAAAGAAAACTTTACTTATTGTACCGACTGTATCTCTTGTGCACCAAATGCGTTCTGATTTTATGGATTACGGTATGCATGAAGATGATATTCATATAATAATGGGTGGTGAAGAAAAGAGAAGCGATGCTCCAATAATCATATCTACATGGCAATCAATATACAAGATGCGTAAAGATTATTTTGCACAGTTTGATATTGTTATTGGCGATGAGTGTCATTTGTTTAAAGCAAAGTCTCTCACTTCTATTATGACAAAACTTGTTGATTGTAAGTATAGATTTGGATTTACAGGCACACTCGACGGCACGGAAACTAATAAGCTAGTGCTTGAAGGGTTGTTTGGTAAAGCAAAGCAATTTGTCAAAACAAAAGAATTGATTGATGCTAATCATCTATCTGCTTTTAAGATTAAATGTCTCGTACTCAAGCACAAAGATGAAGAAAAAAAATTAGTCAGTAAAATGAATTATCAAGATGAGATTGATTATATTGTTAGTAATAACAGACGGAATGTTTTTATAAAAAATCTCG